ATATAAAAAGAGGGTCGTGTTGTGGATCAAAATGCAAACATTGTTGTTACGAACCACTTTACGAAAAAGGAAGTAAAACGATACAAGAATCACTACGGAAGTAGTGATTTTTTTTTACTTAAAAAAACTCTAACTTATATTTATAAGTGATATGGCAAATAATGGTATTACGTATGGTATAAATTTTCCTTTTGTTGATTCATTTGACGGGAGGTATTTGGATGTTAGCAATACAACTGAAGCAGAAATAAGAAGTAACCTTGTTCACTTACTATTAACAAGAAAAGGATCAAGATATTTTTTACCTGACTTTGGTAGTAGACTATATGAATACATATTTGAACCATTAGATGGGCCAACATTCTCTGATATTGAATCAGAGATAAGGGACTCTATTGGTAATTACATGCCAAATCTACTAGTGACTAATGTAACCGTAGAACCAGGTTCTGCTGGTTTAGAAGACAAAGGTTATACTGTAAACGACTATGGTGAAAGAGAGTTTAGAGTAACTAATATCAGTCAATTAGAACACACCGCAAAAATAAGAATTGATTATAGGGTTACAAATTCAGCGTTTGAATCAAGCGATTTTATAATTATCAATATTTAATATTATATGGCAGAGAAACAAATATCCTATACCGTAAGGGATTTTCAAGGTATAAGAACGGAGTTAATTAACTTCACAAGAACCTATTACCCTGATTTAGTTCAAAACTTTAATGATGCGGGTATATTCTCGGTTATGTTGGATATGAATGCTGCCGTGACAGATAACTTGAACTATCAAATAGATAGAAGTATTCAAGAGACGGTTTTACAATACGCACAACAAAAATCATCAGTATATAATATTGCAAGAACCTATGGGTTAAAAGTTCCTGGACAAAGACCTTCCGTTGCTTTAGTTGATTTCTCAATTTTAGTTCCGGCTTTTGGAGATAGAGAAGATTTAAGATATTGTGGTGTTTTAAGAAGAGGTTCACAAGTTAATGGTGCTGGACAACCATTTGAAACGGTATATGACATTGATTTCGCTTCACCAATAAATGCTGAAGGAGCACCAAACAGAGTTAAAATACCAAACTTTGATTCAAGTGGTAAATTGATTAACTACACTATTGTAAAACGTGAAGTTGTTGTTAATGGTGTTACAAAAGTATATAAAAGAGTTATTACACCTAACGATAACAGACCTTATTTAGAATTATTCTTACCTGAAAAAAATGTTTTAGGTATTTCAAGTGTGTTATTAAAGAGTGGAACACAATACTCAACAATCCCTCAACCACAAGACTTTATCACCGTAGGACCTGAAAGATGGTTTGAGGTTGATGCTTTAGTACAAGATAGAGTGTTTATTGAAGATCCAACAAAAGTATCGGATCAACCGGGTATTAAGGTTGGTAATTATATAACAACAGATCAAAAATTCATTAGTGAATACACACCTGAAGGTTTCTGTAAGATGACATTCGGTGGTGGTAATATTTCTGCTGAAGCACAACTCAGAGAGTTTGCTCGTGATGGAAAAGGATTTGATTTAAGTAGATATACAAATAACTACGCAATGGGATCGGCATTACCCGCTAATACGACACTATTCGTGCAATATAGAATTGGTGGTGGTTTAGGAAGTAATTTAGGTATTAACACAATCAATCAAATTGGTACCGTATCATTTGCGATAAATGGACCATCTGATTCTGTAAACAGAAGTGTAATCAATAGTTTAAGATGTAATAACGTAACTGCGGCAATTGGGGGTGCGAATCCACCAACAACTGAAGATGTTAGAAACTTGGTGTCATTTAACTTTGCGGCACAACACAGAGCGGTTACTGTTAATGATTATAATTCACTTATTAGAACAATGCCGGCACAATTTGGAGCACCAGCGAAAGTTGCAATCACAGAAGAGAACAATAAGATTGTTATTAAGATGTTATCTTACGACTTAAATGGTAGTTTATCCAATGTGGTTTCAAACACATTAAAACAAAACGTGGCAAATTATTTGTCAAATTATAGAATGATTAATGATTATATTTCAATACAGGCAGCAGAAACAATTGACTTAGCGGTTACCGTTGATGTGGTATTGGATAATAGTCAAAATCAAGGTGCGGTTGTTGCCAAAGTTATTGACGTTGTTACGACGTACTTTAACCCACTTGTAAGACAGTTAGGACAGAATGTTAATATTTCTGAACTTAGACGACTAATTCAGTCTGAGAATGGAATTGTGAGTGTGTCTGATGTCTTATTCTTTAATCAAGTTGGTGGTCAATACTCATCAAGTCAAACATCAATGCCGTATTTAGATCCTGTGACAAAACAGATCCAACCAACAGCAGATACCATCTTTGCCACACCAACACAAATATACCAAATTAGATATCCAAATAAGGATATTAATGTTAGAGTTCTTAACTTAAAAACAGTAAACTTCTCCTAGAGATTTATTTTTCAGAAAAGAAGATTATTTTTTCTAAAATAGGAAATAAACTATTTATGAAAAAACGAATTTTTAATGCCTAAATCATACAGAATAAGGACCCAAGTAGGGGTTGACAAATATATTAACCTCAACTTAGAGCAGGATTGGGAACAATTAGAGATACTTTCCCTAAAGATTCTTGCTAATGACATATACACTCGTTTTTGTTCTGATTATGGTGTTGTTGTAGGTAGAGTTTTTGTTAATGGTGGTTATGGACTACCTAACGCAAAAGTTTCCGTTTTTATTCCTTTAGAGGCTGCGGACGAAATAAATCCTGTTATTGCGGAACTTTACCCATACAAAACAATTACCGACACAAATGAAGATGGTTATAGATATAACCTACTTCCTAAGTTACCATCATACACTGGACACAAATCAACAGGTTCATTCCCAAATAAAGGTGATGTGTTAATGGATTCCTCATATATTGAGGTATTTGACAAGTATTATCGTTTTACGGTTGAAACAAATGAGAGTGGTGACTTTATGATTTTTGGTGTTCCTGTTGGAACTCAAACAATTGTCATGGACGTTGACCTTTCAGATATAGGGTGTTTCTCTTTATCTCCACAGGACTTAATTCAACAAGGTTTAGCCACCGAATCTCAGGTTGATGGTGCAACATTTAAGACATCAACAAATCTTAGAGAATTACCACAACTTAAAAACTTGGTATTTGATGTGAATGTGGCTCCGTTTTGGGGTGAGGCCGATCTTTGTCAGGTTGGGATTACCCGAGTTGACTTTGACTTAACAAAACAAGCAAATATTAGTATTCAGCCAACGGCAGTATTCATGGGGTCAATAGTATCAACTACCGATGATGACGCACTTAAGGTAAATTGTAAACCAAAACAAAATACGGGTAATTTATGTGAATTAGTTGCGGGACCTGGTGAGGTATTAGCGATTAGACAAACAATAAATTCAGACTCACAAGGATTACCAATACTTGAACAATACTCATTTGATGGTGGTTCTAAAATTATAGATGGGGATGGAACATTCCTTACGAATGTACCGATGAACTTAGATTACATTTACACAAATGAGTTTGGAGAACAAGTATATTCAAATGACCCTAAGAAAGGCATACCAACAAAAGGTAAATACAGATTCAAATTCAAGTGGCAAAATGAACAAGGGTTACAAGGTAGTTTTTTAAGGGCTAACTTTTTAGTTCCAAATATTAAGGAACATGGATGGACGGCATCATCTAACGACCCGTTAAATCAATCAACAACAACATACGTTTACCCAACATTAGCCGCTGGCGTTACAAGTGGGGTTACAACAGTATTTGGGTCAACAGTTGGATTAGTTCCATTGGTAACAAATAATGTTGCTAGTTATCAAATATACATAAATGGTCAATTGTATTTAGGTAATACTCAATCAATTACAGTGCCCGTAGGACAAACATTTCAGATTGTATCAACACCAATTGATCCATTACAGGTACAAAGTTTCACATTTACCGAATATCCACAAGCTTTATTTAGTCTTTTAAGATCGTATGCGTTTAGTTTAGATTGGGATGATTATGCTGACATTAATGAAGCAATAAATTGTGAAGATACATTTTATGAATTTAGATACAATAAAGTTTACACAACCGCGATGTTTCTTGACCGATATAAAAATGGTATTGGTAGAGCAAGACACTTAGGTATTAAGGAAATTGATAACAGGACATGTAAGTCAACCGTTAATACATTTCCGGTTAATGATATAATTAGAAATTTTGATTTTATATTTTTTGTCTTTAACATCTTATTAAACATTTTAACATTTCCAATTTTAGTATTGTTATTTGTTGCTCACTTTATTGCCTTAATATGGCCGGTATTAAAATACCTATTGTTATTTTTGGGTGGATATCTTGTTTATTTAGGGGTTCAAGCAGCGATTGATTTAGGGTATTATATTGGTACTTTATTAGATATAACTGTGGTTGGACCAGTCTTGTCTGTCGCAACAATTATCCAAATAATTGCTCAAGCTTTAAGGGTCATAATACTTATTGCTAGTGGAATCGCATTTACCGCATTTATTGTTAAATTACTTTATGAAGATTTAACGGATGGTAAGATTAATAGTTTTCCTAGAATTGGTTTACCTATGATATCATATCCTGACTGCACAA